AACTGAGATACGAGATTCCACAGGAACTGCGTCCTCGTAAAATCGAAATCGGTCATTACGAGGAAATAACAAATGACACAGACACTAAAGAGCTTCTTCAAGAAGCTGATTAACGACTATGGCGAAGCAAAAAAATTCCGTGCGACAGTAAAGGAATTGCGTGCTTTGACTGATAAAGAATTGAACGACATTGGTATTAACAGAGGCGATATCTATTCTATCGCACGTATGGATGGAGACATTAACCCTAATCTAAAAGGACATGTCTAATGTTTTATACTGAAACTGTTACTATCGATCATCGTTCATACTTCCAAAAACTTTGGACTGGTTTTCAAAACTGGTGTGAAGTTGTTGGGTATAGCAGAGCAGCTGCGCACTTAGCATCTCAAGGATACTATGAGGAAGCTAAGCATTGCATGGAGCAGATTGCAAAACTGAAACGCTAATAGAAGAATCTTAGCAGAGGGGCTGTAATGGCCCCTTCGATCACAACACAGACACAGGAGAATATTATGTCTAATCCTTATCAAATCCGTACCGACGTTCTAGCAATGGCAAAGAACATGTTGGACAAGCAATATGACACTCAGATGGAAATTGCAAAAACCATGTTCGAAGCAAACAAAGAGAATCTAGAACTTGCTACCGAAGCATGGAACAGGTACATTCCAAAGATGTACACGATGGAAGAGGTTATGGAAAAAGCCAACGAAATGTATTCATTTGTTTCAGAAAAGAAATAAGTTATTGATTACAAACAAAAAGAAAAGTGCGCTTCGGTGCACTTTTTTGTTTACAAATGGTTTGAACTGTGGTAGTCTAGATATATCAGCTAATGGAGAATATTATGACTACATCACAACTTATCCACCAATATCTTCAAACTAACACTATCAAAAAAATTCCCCAATCCAAACTCAAAAAACATAACATCCCCACCTTCAAACAACACTACTATCTCCAAAACAAATCTAAATCTTCCACCACCACTACCTCTCCCACCAAAATCCAATACTCCTAATAAAGGACTTATATTATGACTCACACACAACACACCTTTGATATCGCCTGGGATTGTGACATTCAATCTTTTCTAAAATTTCTACTTGACCATGACCTTAAACTTGAATCCTTCATTCCATATGGGCCTGGTGGTGGGAATCCGGAAATAACCGTATCTGGTCCACCAGACCAAATTGAAGAAATAAAAGCAATAATGTAAACTTAGGGGGTGTACAACCCCCTCTTTTTATTTTATAATAGACTCCAAACCGGAGGTATATTTTTTGACATTCTACACATCTGTAAATCGCTATGGCAACTCAATCTTGTATCGTGGTGTAAATGCCAGCGGTGCACCTATTGCTACTAAGATTCCGTTTAAACCTAAGCTATACATTCCTACTAAGGACGCATCTGAGTTTAAATCATTTAATGGTGAACCTGTAAAGGAAGTAGAGTTTGCTTCCATGCGTGAGTCTAAAGAATTTATTGAAATGTATGATGGTACTGAAAACTTCCATATCTATGGTACCACAAACTACATCCATCAATTTATTACTGAACGTTTTCCTACAGACATCCACTTTGATATCCGTCATGTAAATGTAGTCAACATCGATATTGAGGTAGCAAGTGATGATGGTTTCCCTACACCAGAGGAAGCTGCTTATCCTGTTATCTCTATTGCATTAAAGTCCAGTAAGTCATCAGTGTATCAAGTCTGGGGTCTTGATGATTACGATCCAACTAAGTCTGAATTGGATGTCATGTCTCAATATCATAAATGTGATAGTGAAGAGGAATTGTTAGCTAAGTTCTTGGGTTATTGGACTAAGAACTATCCTGATGTTATTACTGGCTGGAACACTCGTTTCTTTGATATTCCATACCTGGTAAATCGTATTGCTTTGATTGGATCAGACACTGCAGCCAAACGTCTTTCACCTTGGAACATGGTAAACGAACGTATTACAACTATGGGTGGTCGTCAGTTACTAGGTTTTGAATTGGTAGGTATCCAACAAGCTGATTACCTTGAGTTGTTTAAAAAGTTTGGCTATTCATATGGCCCGCAAGAATCATATAAGCTTGACCATATTGCTTACGTAGTTCTTGGTGAACGTAAGTTGTCATATGAAGAACACGGTAACCTGTACACTCTGTATAAGGAAGACCATCAGAAGTTTATTGACTATAACATTAAAGACGTCCAGCTTGTAAATCGTATTGATGAAAAGATGGGATTGATTTCTCTTGCTCTTACGATGGCATACAAAGGTGGTGTTAACCTTGGTGATACGTTTGGTACCACTAATATCTGGGAATCAATTATCTACCGTAGGTTGCTAAGTAAAAAGATTATTTCACCACTGAAACAAATTAACAAAGTTCCATATGCTATTGTGGGTAACCCTGACAAAGAAATCAAATCTTCTATTGCTGGTGGATATGTAAAAGAACCACAGGTTGGTTCACATGATTGGGTAGTATCCTTTGACTTGAACTCTCTGTATCCTAACATTATTGTACAGCAAAACATTTCACCTGAAAATCTATATAAAGATTACACCCATCGTTTCCCTCAAGGACCAGATTATTACTTGGAAGTTGATAGGTCTCAGCCTATGAGTAATGAGTTTGCAGTATGTGCTTCTGGTGTACCATTCACAAAAGATAAGCAAGGTATTATTCCTGAGTTGATTGTTGATTATTATGCTGAACGTAAAGCTGTCAAAAAGAAAATGCTTGAGGCTCAATCGATGTATGAGCAATCAAAGGACAAAACTTTAGAGTCTCAGATCAACCAGCTTGAAAATAACCAGATGGCAATTAAGATCCTGCTCAACTCATTGTATGGTGCATTGGCCAACAAGTACTTTAAGTATTTCGATAATGCACTTGCTGAGTCGGTTACTCTTACTGGTCAGACCGTGATCCGTTGGGCGGAACAAGCTATCAACAAAGAAATGAATAAACTGCTACAAACTGATAAAGACTATGTTATTGCGATTGATACTGACTCGGTCTATATTAACATGGGGCCTGTAGTAGAAAAGTTTGCACCAAAGGATCCAGTCAAGTTCTTAGATAAAATTTGCCAGGACCATTTTGAAAAAGTATTGGCCAAAGCGTATGATGAGTTTTACTTTGTAATGAATGGTTACACTCCTCGTATGGAAATGGCTCGTGAAGTTATTGCCGATCGTGGAATATGGACAGCAAAGAAACGTTACATTCTAAACGTACATAACTCAGAGGGTGTACAATATGCTGAACCAAAGCTCAAGATGATGGGTATCGAAGCTATCAAGTCATCTACACCTGAGGTTGTCCGTGATAAGTTCAAACAAATCTTTAAAGTAATTATTAATAGTACTGAATCAGAAACACAAGATTTTATTGCTCAGTTCCGTCGTGAGTTTAATAGTTTAGATCCTGAAGCTGTAGCATTTCCTCGTGGTGTATCAGAAATTGATAAGTGGAAGGATCGTAAAAACATATATAGTAAAGGTACACCAATTCACGTACGTGGCTCTTTGCTTTATAATAATGCGCTTAAACAGCATAACCTGACCAAACGATACGAGTCTATCAAGACTGGCGAAAAAATCAAGTTTCTGTATTTAAAAACGCCTAATCCTATCAAAGAAAACGTAATTTCATTCCCAGGCATCCTGCCTAAACAAATTGGTTTACATCCATATGTAGACTATGGTATAATGTTTGAGAAGACGTTTATTGAACCGTTGCGGCCAATCCTTGATGCTATGGACTGGTCACCAGAACCAACGGCTACCTTGGAGGATTTCTTTGTATAATGTATTCTGTAACGATATTTAACAGTAGGTTTGATAATAAAACTGACAAGCGTCTTGACTTTGAGACCTGGGATCAGTTTACTAATCTGCTACGTAAACTATCACAACGACCATTGAAAGGAAAAACTGATGCTGAACTTATTTCACCAGCTGTCTATACGGTTGGCACAACTCGGGCAAACAAGAATGTATTGGCTTGGGCAGGTTGGGCTGCTGTTGATGTTGATGACCATGAATTTAAAGGAGACTTAGAAAATGAACTTCGCAATCGCTATGGCCGTTGGAATTACATCGTATATTCTACTGCAAGCTCTAGTAGAGATTTACCAAAGTTCCGAATCGTATTCCAACTGGATGAAGAAGTTGAACAATCCAGAATCAAACACTTCTGGTATGCTCTCAACACTGAGCTTGAAAGCATTGGAGACAAGCAAAAAAAAGACCTCAGCCGAATGTATTACGTCCCTGCGGACTATGCTACTGCTTACAATTTCTTCTACACTAATGTGGGTGAGCCTATTCATGTGGATGATCTTCTCTACAAACATCCTTATTCAGTAAAAGAAAGAGCAGAAAACTTTTTGGATAGGTTACCAGAAGAATGGGCTAAACAAGTAATCGAGCACAGAAAAAGCTCCCTAAATAATACCACGTTCACATGGTCTGGCTATCATGATTGCCCGTTCTGGCCAAAGAAACTTGCTCAGGATTATGTTATTATTAGTAACACTGGTTGGTATCACAAAATGTATCAGATTATGATTGCTACAGCTGGCAAAGCCATTGAAAAAGGTTATCCTATTACTGCAAAAGAAATAGAAGATTTATGCAAGCAATTTGATGGTGATACTGGTAATTGGTATGAAAATAGACCTATGGAAAAAGAAGCTAACAACGCGTTGGAATACGTGTATAAAAACGGAGTATTTAACTGATGTTACCAGATGAAATGGAAGCCGAAAAAAACCGTAAGATTATTTTGTCCCAGGCAGAAGAAATAGAAGTATTGAAGAAAAATGTTTATGATTTGCAAGGACAATTGCAAAAAGCATACATGCGGATCGAAGAATTAACAAACAAATCACGGGAAACAACGCCAGTGGACAGAAATTACAAATGGTGGGCAGAACTTCCATATGCATCAGATGACTTTGGATCGAAATAATGAAACACTTTATATTTGACGTAGACGGCACCCTTACGCCTAGCCGCGGAAGAATGGACAAAGATTTTGAAAATTGGTTTGAGCATTTCGCTACCCATAATGCGGTGTATCTTGTAACAGGATCTGATAGAGAAAAAACTTTAGAACAAGTAGGATCTACTGTTTACAATCTTGCCGTTAGAGTTTATAATTGTTCTGGTAATGATGTATATGAACAGGATCGTAATGTGTATACGTCTGAATTTGAGATTCCTATGGATCTACGTAATATGTTAGAATACTTAGTAAAAGAGTCTAAGTTCCACCGTAAGACTGGTAACCATATTGAAGAAAGACCTGGTTTGGTTAACTTTAGTATTGTTGGCCGTAATGCTAATATGGAAGATAGATTTTTATATAAGCAATGGGATGAGCATAAAAGCGAACGTAAAAATATTGCAGACACACTTTCAACGCAATGGGATGATTTAAAATTCCAAATTGCTGGTGAAACAGGACTTGATATTATGCCTCGTGGCGCAGATAAATCTCAAATCCTAAAAGACTTTGACACTGTAAAGGATCATATATACTTCTTTGGAGATAAGATGGAATGGGGCGGTAATGATTATGAGATTTCATTTGCTCTTGCAACCTCAGGCCAACGAGTCCATCAAGTAAAAGATTGGGAAGATACATGGAAAATGTTAAAACAGTTGGTATAACTTTTAGTACCTTTGACCTATTACATGCTGGTCATGTGGCTATGCTACGTGAAGCTAAAACAGTATGTGATTATTTAATTTGTGGATTGCAAGTAGATCCATCACTTGACCGGCCTGAAAAGAATGCACCGGTTCAAACTTTGGTTGAACGTTGGACTCAGCTTCAAGGTGTTAAATATGTGGATGAGATTATTCCATATCAGTCAGAGAGTGATGTAGAAGATATTCTGCAAATTTTTCAGATCGACGTTAAGATTATGGGTAAAGAGTACAAAGAAAAAGATTTCACTGGTAAAGCCATTTGCACACAACGTGGTATTGATGTATATTATAATAGCCGTGAACACCGCTTTTCATCTAGTGGTTTACGTAAACGAGTTTTTGAATTGGAGATTGAAAAAGAATGAAGATGTTAATTGTCGGCCACGGTTTTGTTGGCAAAGCAGTAGATTATGGGTTTGAACATCCTGATGTAGAAAAAACAATTATTGATCCAATCTATGGTACTAGCCTAGATGATGTTGACATTACA